CGCCCTAAACGTCAGTAAGTCCGCGTAAAACGTACAAATTCGCAGCAAAAACCCGCCAAAAGAGGCAAAAGATCACTCATTTCCTACAAAAACGGTGCGGTTTGTGCGTAAAATCACGACGTTTTCAGCCGCTTTGCTCGGCTACAATCGGTCAAGACCACCCCAGAGAGCACGCCCAAATGAGTCACATGGAAGACCAACCTGCAGCCCAAAGCTCCGTCCCCCTGTCGGATGCCTTTTTCACCGGACGGGCGTCCTCTGACTCTGGCGTGATGGAGACTTTGCGTGCAGAGACGGAGGCCGAAAGGTCAGAATGGCTGATACAGGCAGAGCACATGGCCCCTGATCTAAGTCAGGATGAGGCCGACTATGTCCGCGCACTGCTGGAAGAGTCCCACCCGCAGATGAGCGACGAGGAGGTGTGCGACAACCTGGACTTGCGCTCTGAGCTGGCGTCCCTGATCCGCATCACTTCCCTGCTCAAGGCCAAAGTGATGACCCCTTCCGGAGCGTTGCGGAACAAGGTGGATGTGGTTGACCTGAAGAACACGGCAACGTCAATGATTGCTCTGACCAAGCAGGTCAAAGAGATGCGCGAAGGCATCTACGGACAGGAGCGGATCAAGTCCATCGAGCGGGCCACTGCTGCAGCAATGGCCACTATGGGGTCGAAGGCACAGCAACAGTTTCTGGAAACCTTGCAGGCTGAGTTGGAAAAGACAGATGGGTGAGCTTGTCAAAACGCTGATGGAAGCCCCTCCGGAGCTGTGGACGACGATCATCCTGTCTGTCGTCTGTGCCTTGTCCGTGTCCGGCAATGTGTGGCAGGCTAAGAACTGGATGAAGGAACGTCAGAGAGCCCAGGACAAGCAGAGTGAGAGCATGCAGCGGCTCACGGACAGCCTGTCCACAGTCAACGTAACGATGGCTGCTATGCTGGAGCTGGTCAGGAACCTGGCCAACCGACACACTGGCGGCAGTGGGTCCTGATCCTATGGCAAGCACGCCGGAGACCACCACAATGAATTTCGCCTACAGGTTCCTCGGGATCGACTCACGTAAAACAAAGGGACGCCCCCCAGAAGACGAAGAGCGAAGAAGAGACGAGTGCCTGGAGGCTGAGATCCACAACCTGCAAGAAACAGCAGAACAGCTAGTCAGAGAAATAAACAGGGTAAACACAGGGAAGAAGCACAACAGGGGCCAATCAAAGCCATGTCAGACTTCTGGATAGACGGAGACACGTTCAACAAATTCAAAGTAATAGGAGTCACGTACATCCTGTGGGCCGTCCTGGCCTCGACAGTGGCTGTGCTGTTCATGGGCCAAACATGGGCAAGGTGGAGAGCCTGCACACCCCACACAAGAAACGATAGCGTACTGCTGCTGATGATAGGCATCACCACGGTTGCACTGGGCAGCGCCCTGGCCAGAACCGTGTCTGTGCTCCTGATCTTCGACAGCCGAAAAGCCGCACTCATGATGGAGGTGCTGGACGGGCACTGGGAGGTGCTGTTCCTCTCTGCCACGTCTATGGTGTTGGGGTACTCCCTGCACCTGCACTCTGCCTTGAAGGGCACCTGGATGGAGCTGCACCCGGCCACTCTGCTTGGTACTGTATGCCTGGTGTGGGCGACGGTACTGGCTGTCGTCATTCGATAAACAACTGCAGGAGACACGGAAAACATGGCTGTTAAATACGTCTGTGACATTTGTCAGGAGACAATCACGAGTCAGAATCGTGCCAATGACAACCCCGACAACACCAACCTGACCAGGAAGCTGGAGCTGGACGGCAGGTCCTTGGTTTTGCGCGCCACCATAGGCAACGAGGTGGCAGACAAGCCTCTAGACGTGTGCAAGCACTGCGTGCTGGACGCGCTGTACGAGCTGGATGACAGGGTCGCCAGACCTGGACCTGTTCCCCCTGGAGACGAGTAGGAGAAGCACATGCTTTACACAGACAACGGCACTGCGGACCAGATCCGCTTCATCACTGTCCACTGCTCTGCCACCCCACCGAAAGCAGCAGCCCGACAAACCATCAAAGACATCGACAAGATGCACCGCGAGCGCGAGTTCGATATGGCTGGATACCACGTGTTCATTCGACGGGATGGCACGGTGGAGTTCGGCCGGGCGTTTGGGCACAAGGGCGCCCACGTTCGTTGGAAGAACGCGAACAACATCGGGGTGTGTCTGGCAGGAGGGGTGGACAATTCCCTGAGCCCGGTCGAAGGAGGCGGATATTCCCCGCACCAGTGGATGGCGTTGGAGCGAGTCCTCCGTAGCCTCTGCCTGATGTTTCCGGAGGCGCGCTGTCGAGGGCACCGGGACTTCCCGGGCGTGGCCAAGGCATGCCCTTGCTTCTGCGTGGAAGAGCGCTTCCGCAACGTGCGGGGAGTGAACGTATGAGACAGATGGGTCTGACCCTGCTGCGCAAGGAGGACTATGTTCAGGCGTTGAAGACAATGGGGACGAAGAACTTTGAGGAGCGCGGAGAGGTGCTGCACCGGCTGGTAGGGTACGTCCGCAGAACAGGTGACTTGACGCAAGATCTGGTGAAGGCCTACAGCTTGTGGAGTGGCATCAATGGGAGTGCCATAAAGGACATAGAAGAGCTGGCAAGCGCCACTGCAATGCACCTGATCAGGGCGTGTACCAAGAAGGGTTCTCCAGGCGAGGCAGAAGACAACCGACACAGGAGACAGACCATGCAAGTGACACGATCTGAGATTGCCAGCGGGCTGGCAACTATGGGATGCAGCCACACAACCTGTTCTGCGGATTTTCTCTTTACTGAACTGGGAGGCCGTCCGGAAGACAGCCAGACACAGGCCTGTGAGGACTCCATGACGGACGCTTTTGAGGCATGGGCAAAAGCTGTGCACCGCAAGGAATACCGCTCAGACAAGGCAGCCCGAATCCTGCTGCATCATATCAGCGCGCTGCAAAACCGCTCTATCAACGACCTACCTTCAGTGGAGTAAACGGTATGGAAGGCTCAGTGTTGTACGCTTATTTGGTGAACCCCTGGACGATGCTGGTTGTAGGGTTTCTGGCACACCTGCTGAAAAAGGTTCAGGAGGAGCGCGCTGTATGGATGAGGGATGATGGCGCGGGGACGGCGCCAACAGTCTGGGCATACATTCTGAAGTACCCGTATCAGACAATGCTGGCCATCATCGGGTCTGTGGTCGGAGTGGTAGCCGCTGGTGAGTTTGGTACGCTCAACCCTCTGACAGCATTCAGTTGCGGGTACATGGCCAACTCGATGGTAGGCGTCATGGACAAGCGGGCAGAGTCCCGCGTGCCCAAGGGGTGAGGAACCTGTCATGGATATGATGGCAGCAGCCTTCATGGACCGGCTGAGGGCCACAGCAACGGGCACACGGGACTTGTCCCACCTGCCTGAATGGATCATTCAGAACACAGCACACCCGAAGAACAGGGACCTGCCCTGGACGTTTGCCGATCACGAGATGCAGATGGGGATTCTGGGCAGCAACGCCCGGCACCTTCTTGTTCGAAAGTGCTCTCAGGTAGGACTGTCGGAGACCTTGGTGCGCATGGTGCTGGCCATGATGGCCATCCTGCCCGAGAGCCACATCATCTACACCCTGCAGACAGCCAAGTTTGCCTCGAACTTTGCCCGCACCCGAGTGGACCCGGTGATCTCCGCGTCCAAGGTGCTGAAGTCTCTTGCCAGCAACACGGTGAACAACACGGAGCTGAAGCTCATAGGCTCCAGCTTCCTGTACATCTCAGGGGCCAGCGGACAGGGCCAGGCCATCTCCGTTCCTGCTGACGTGGTTATCCACGATGAGGAAGACTTCTCTGACGCCAAGACGCTGTCCACCTACGCATCACGCCTTGGCCATGCTGAGGACGGCGGCATCCGGCGCAGGTTCTCTACGCCTACGGTAGAGGGGTACGGGGTGTCCACGGACTTTCCGGACTCAACCAATCACCACTACCACTGCAAGTGCGCGCACTGTAACCACTGGCAGAAGATGAACTTCTTCACCCACGTCAAGGTGCCAGGCTTCACTTCGGGAATGGACGAGTTCCGGAAGGATGATCTGACCAACCCTGCATACAAGGTGTCTGAAGCGGCATACCTGTGTGAGAGGTGCGGCAAGCCTCTCACGACCGAGAATCTGAATGACCCTGGCCTCCGAGAGTGGGTGCCGGCGTTTCCTGACCGGGACATCCACGGGTATCAGGTGGGCCCACACGACGTGCCTGTGACCAACACTGCACCAGTGACGCTCAGAAGCATCGCAGAGTACGCAAGGTATGCTGACTGGGTGAACTTTAAGGTGGGCGACCCGTTCGAGGATGAAACCACGTCAGTGCTGCCCAACGTCGTGGAGGAGTGCGCTGTCCTCCCTTGGGAGCGCCCTATCGAGGGGCGTGTAGTAGGTTCAGGCTTCTGTATCGGCGTTGACCAGGGTAAGACCAGCTGGGTGCTGGTGGGCAAGGCTGTGGACGATGAAGTCCACGTCGTCCATGCGGAACGCATCAAGGTGGACACGTCTGACGCCGTACCCGGGAGACTGAGGGAGAGGGCTGTACAGTACGGGGTAAAAAAGCTGTGCACCGATGCTGCTCCGGACTACACCACGGCCATGCGGCTGAGGGAGGAGTGCCAGGACGGGGTGGCGTGGGGTGTGTATTACAACCGCACGGCGAAGGTGAAGTACTCGAACCTGACACTCAACGAAGACGACCAGATCCTCACCGCCTATCGAACGGGCTCCCTCTCTGACATGGTCAAGAAAGTCAACGCCAGAAAGGTAAAGTTCGCAAGGTGCCCAGAATTGGTTACTATACAGGAGCATCTTCGTGTCCTGAAAAAGGTAGTAGCAGACAGCGAGGAGGGCTCAAGAGAGTCAAAGTGGATTTCCACAGGGGCCGACCACTTTGGTCATGCGCTGAACTACTTGCTTATGGCGATTGAGCTGGCAGGTCAGACTGGCAATCTGGTACCCATCCGCCCCTTGACGATCAAAACTGCGAGAATAAGGGCTGACAGTGATGAAGACTCCAAAGGAGGCAAGTAAATGGCCAAGTCCACGCCGCCGGTAGTGCTTCCTCGGAGGATTGCCAGCAAGGCGAGATCGGCAGGTGACAACTCCCTGGAATCCAAGCAGGACATTTCCAATCCTGCGGCCAGGGCGGAGCGAATGTCCCTTGACGTGCTCCGCAAACAAGGCAACTACACCGAAGTAATTCGGAGGATCGTAAACAAAGAAGGGCCGTTTTCAACGGCCTTGTTTTCTTATGTGCAGGTGGCATCCAGCGCCTGGAAGATCTGTGCGTATGACGACACCACGGGCCAGTTCAGTCCGGAAGTAACCTCACTGGCACGGCAGGTAGAGGCCAGCATGGATACGGTTCGAGACTACAGCCGTGGCTATTCAGACATGGAAGGCATGGACACCCTGAAGACCAAGCTGCTGCGCGAGGCAGCCATCTCAGGTGCAATCGGCGCGGAACTTGTGCTGAACAAGGCTCTTCTTCCAGAACGTGTTCAGGTGACGCCCACGGAGACCATTGTCTTCACTTCCCGGGGTGACGGAACCAAGTACCCCAAGCAGCCAGGCAAGGCCACCGGCGGTGGGGACATCATTCTGGACATCCCCAACTTCTTCTATTCAAGAGTACACCCCGACTCGAACACGCCGTATGGCATGTCCATGTTTGTGGCAGCACTGGATCAGACTGACTACTTCCGCGAGTTCATGGAGGACATGCGCAAGGTGTTGCGTCGTGCAGGTCAGCCAAGGATGGTAATCAAGCTCATGGCGGAGGCTGTCCAAGCAGCTCTGCCTGCAGAAGCCAAAGAAGACCCCAAGAAGCTGAGTGCAGCGATGGACAACGTCCTGACCCAGGTGCAAGAAGTTGTCAATGCCATGTCTCCAGAAGACGCGCTGATTATGTACGACTACGCTGAGACCACCATGCTCAAGGGCGAAGGGGAGAAGGCGGACTTCAAGCCCTTGATCGAGACACTGGCAGGACTGACCGCAACGTCGATGAAGTCGCACCCGTCCATCATCGGCATGCGTATCGGAGGCAGCCAATCTCTGTCGAACACGGAATCTCTGATCTTTCTGAAAATGGCCCATGCCCTGCAGGTTCCTGCAGCGGAAGTGATGAGCCGCATCATGACTCTGGCCGTTCGTCTGTATGGGGCGAAGGCTCACGTCAAGGTGGTGTTCGATCCGATTGACCTTCGTCCAAAGCTTGAGCAAGAGGCCCAGCTGTCCATGCGCCAGGCGCGTGTTCTGGAGCAGCTGTCTTTGGGACTCATCACGGATGATCAGGCAGCCGTGGAACTCGGCACCTTCCCTCGCCCTGCAGGTTCGCAAGACCTGTCTGGCACAATGTTCTTGCAGGCTGCTACGGTGGACCCGAGCAAGGCGTCCCCCAACAACGGCCCCCAGGAGAGAGCATTGACTCCAGAAGGGCCAGACCGAGCCGGAGGCAAAAGCCAGTGAGTTTTGAAAACCATATCAAGTACTGCCAATCAGTAGCAGGAGAGTCTGGCCTGTGGCTTGGCAGCGCGGAGGCCTACTACTCGGCCTTGGGCAGAATGCCAGAGCCTGGACAGGAGCCCTCCGCCTCCGCCGTGTATACCGGGGAAGAAGACGAAGAAGAGAGTCCGTACAAAGAATATTCCTACATGGTCCAGGACTTGGACGACGGTGTGGTGGGCATCCATGTTCGTGGGCAGCTGGTCACCAGCACTGCCTGGTACAACAGGTACGTGGGGATGGTCTCTTATGAGGAGATCATCAACGCCTTGTCCGTGGCTGCGAACACCAACCCGAGCGACATTGTCATGATGTACAAGAGTCCGGGAGGCGCTGCCCAAGGAATTTCTGAAGCCAGTGACCACATCAAGGCAGTGCAGGACAGTGGCATCAACGTCTACTCCCACACGGGCTCAATCATGGCCTCTGGTGCCTACTGGCTCGGTGTCACTGCAAATGAGGTGTGGGCAACCAGCATGGCTGAAGTGGGTTCTGTGGGCGTAATTTCCGTCCACATGGAATACACGAAGATGCTGGAAAAGATGGGCATCAGTACCAAGGTCATGAGAACTGCAGAGTTCAAAGCTCTGGGAAGTCCGTTTGAAAAGGTTACGGAGAAGTTCCTTAAGCACCACCAGGAGCGGCTAGAAACCACGCACAACCTGTTTGTGGAGCACGTTGCCAGCGAACGGAACTTATCTGTTGAGGACACCTCTGCTAATATCGCCAACGGAAAAGTATTTATGGGCCGTGAGGCGGCAGCCATCAACGCCATTGACACTGTTGGCACCCTTGACGGTCTTGTTCAGAAAATCATCAGTGGCCGGCCTTCGGTCAGTTACCCGAGAGTAGATGGAGACAATCAGATGAAGCGAAGAATCCTCAGTCAAGGCGAGCAGGACCGAGTGAGCGCTGCTGTCGCCGCAGGTGTCAGCAGAGAGGACGCAGTGACTGCCGTCGTCTCTGAGGGCGCTGGCGCTGCTGTCGACACGTCTGACGACGGCGACAATCCTGCCCCCCAGGTCGATGATGCCACCGGCGGTGATGCCCCCGGCGATGACGGCAAGAACGTTGAAGTCAACGATGACGCAGGCGCCAACGATGACGCAGGCGGCAAAGACGACGCAGGCGTCAACCCAGCCCTGGTGGCACTGTCTGCACAGGTTCAGGTCCTGCAAGACAAGGTGGTCGATCTCTCTGTGGAGAAGGCAGGTTTGCAGAACAAGCTGGACGGTGTCTCCTCTGCTGTTCCTGCGCTCACCAAATTCGCCGTGAGTGTACTGTCGCGCATGGAGATCGGCCTTGGCCGTGCCACCACGCCGACCGAAGGCATGGACCCTGTGGCTTTGGCCAATCTGTGTGCCAGCGTAAACGACGAGTTCTGCTCCCAGTACAAGGTGGGCAGCAAGACTTATTCCGGGAACCCTACGGAAGGTGGCAATGTGACTGCCGCACCCGTCACCCCCATGCAAACCCACCTCGCCAATGTGACTCGCATTGGCGGCAACAAGTAAACTGGAGGCCGACATGGCTACTGAAGTATTCGCTTTCGAGCAGCTGGTGGAAACCACCAAGACGCAAGTCGTGTCTGCTGCTCTCGGGGCTGCCGCAAGCGGTGGTTACAAGAACGACGCTGATCGAGGCAAAGCTGTACAGCTGGGCGTCGCGTCCAACTACGTACTGTGTGCTGCCGACGACGAGATTGGTGGGTTCATCCATTCGGTGGACATCATCACCGTCAACGGCGGTTTCAACTTCGGTTCTGTCCGTTGCAACGAGCGCGCATGGGCGCAGGTGGCTTCTGACCAGACCGGAACCATGAGTGTCGGGGATCTGGTGGTGGCCGGCGCTGGCCAAGCTGCTGCAGGCACCTCTGGCATGGCCCAAGTTAAAACTGGAACGCCTTCTCAATACAAGTGGAAGTGCATTCGACGCAAAGCTGCCGGTGCTGCCGGTGATGAAGTGCTCCTGGAGAAAATCTAATGCCGCACGCACAAGAAAACACGACCTACAATTTTGTAGACGCCTCCGGCACGCAGGCTGAACTTACCCTGAGCGTCGACGACTACAAAATGGCTGCTGAAGCTGGGCTTTCCCTGCCTCAGTACCTGCAGCGTGCCTACCCGTCTGACATGACCCGAGGCACCACTTTCCAGCAGTGCATGGTGTCTGCAGGCCTGATCGTGGGCACCGACAATACCGTCGGATACAGCCCCCTGACCATGCAACAGCTGTTCGAAGGCAATGCCGGCATCAACATGGGCACTGTGACCCGTGGCGAGGGCGACAGCCGTCACACGCCGTCTGGCCGGTACCTGTTCCCTGCCGTTATTCTGGAGATGGCTGCAGCTCAGCTGATGTCCAGTGAGGACAACCTGCTCAGCGTCTACAGCGATATGGTGGCGACTACTCGCACGGTAAGTTCCGAGCGCGTGGACCAGCCGACTATCGACGTGACTGCTCCGGAAGGCAGCCGTGCGCAGCCGATTGCTCAGGGCGCAGAGCCGCCGATCATGGTCACGATCAGTCTGGATGAGAAACAGTACAACATCCCGACCCGCACCATCGGTCTGACGATCACTGACCAGGCCCGCAGAGCAGTCACCATTGACCAGGTGGGCCTGGCCATCGCGGCCCAGGCGCGAGGTGAGCGCATTTCCCTGGTTGAGAACGACATGGCAGCCATGATCAGCGGTAACTCTGACCGTGGCGAAACTGCGCTGTCTTCGGTCACTGCCTCGTCTTTCGACAGCAGCATTGTGACTGCGGGCTCCATCACTCACCGAGCCTGGATCAAGTACCTGATGGCTCGGCACAAGCTGATGACTGTGACTCATGTCGTCCTGGACGTCGACACCTACCTGGCAATCGAAAGCCGTGCAGGCAAGCCGACCGTGCAGACTGATGACCCTCAGTCGCAGCGACTGGACGCCCTGCCCAACCTGGCCAACAAGGACGCTTTCCTCAGTGGCCCGAAGGTGATGCTTCTGGACACCGCCGTGGTTGGCGCCAATACTGTGGTGGGCATCGACAAGACCTACGCCATCCAGCGTACTATCAACATCGGCGCTTCCTACCAGGCCATTGAGGAGTTTGTGCTGCGTCGTACCACCAGCATGCGCTTCGACTATGGTGAGACTTCGAAGAAGCTGTACCCGGAAGCATGGAACCAGATGACCCTCACCCTGTAACAGGGTCATGATGATGAAAGGGCCAGAGCTATCTGGCCCTTTCCTTCTTTACTCAACTTAAGAGAACACCAATGAGCACTCCCAAAAACCCAAATTTCTCTGATCCGGACAAGGTGCAGGCAAATGAGCCCCCGGGCGCTGCCCTGGAGCCCCTGGAGCCCCTGGAAAACTCAAATCCGCATTCGGATGATGAAGACATCAAGGCTCCTCGCAAGGGCCCTCGCAACGCCAAGGCTGCACGCAAGGAAGACGGCAAGCCGACTGCAGGGCGTTACCGCTCTGTTGGCCGCAGCTACCGCGATCCCTACTCTCAAATCGAGTTCAATCCCGCGTATGCTGTCCCTGTGGACAAGGGTGCCTGCACCAACTGGCTGCAGTGCCAGATCCTTGCTGGACTTATCGTCAAGGAATAACCATGAATATGCTCGGTGGTCTTACTTCCTACAGCGATATCCGAGGGGCTCTTGGAGCCACGGACAACGAGATCACTGACGACATGCTGTACGGTGCCCAGCTGGAAGCCATGTTACGTGTGGCTGTAGCTGAGGCACTGGACGGCGCCTCTTACCAGCCCATCCTGGACGCAGGGCAGAGCGCTTCTTCTACTCCTGAGAGCACCCAGAACCTGGCTATGCTCCGCCTGTTTGCCACCTACTTCTGTTCTTCGAGGGTGGCAGACAAGATGCGTCTGGCCATTCCTGAGCTTATCAGCGACGGGAAAACTCAGATGCGCAGGTTCAGCGGGGTTGACTTTGACGCACTGTCTGCAAGCCACAGAGACCACGCAAATTCTGCGCTGGCCTGGATTAAGACCAACATAGGGACGGCAGTAGAAGAGAAGGCGTCTCTGACGATCCTGGCCCTGTCTGTCCCCAACTACGACCCAACCACTGCAGAAGGGGAGTAACCCATGAAGCTGGGACAGGCTGTTGCGTACCACGCCACCACCCCAATGGACGGCTGGGACGGCACCAGCTGGACCTTCGCAGTCACCAAAGGGGACTTCCACACCTTCGACAGGTTTATCACAGAGCGAAGCTTTGGCCTGAAGAAGCGGGTATTCACTGTCCCGGGCGTCATCAACTCTTCGTACCTGGCGCTGCGTGACCCCTTGGGAGGGGTTTACCTGATCACGTCACAGACGCCGGACTTTCACAGCACTGACAACTACCTGAACACCTACCTGATCCTTCAGGCTGACTTCTCTTTTGAGGTTCTGAAGATCCAGAAGACAGAGAATGCTGCA